AGCCAATATTCTGCATTGACACCAGATCCAGATACACTGTACTTTATCACAGGGTAATAGGCATCACCTATGCCAGTCATTAACGGGTCGGACAATCACAACGTTCTACTTGGCGATCAACCGGTCGTCGAAGTGCGCCTGGGTGATGAACTGGTATGGTCAACGTATGTTGCGTTTTTGGGCGATGAACCAATCATTGAAATTCGGTTGGGTGATCAACTCTTATGGGCTGCGCAGACACCGCAACCTGAACCGGAACCACAACCAGAACCTGAACCCGAACCGGAACCAGAACCGGAACCTGAGCCTGAACCACAACCTGAACCCGAACCAGAACCAGAACCGGAGCCTGAACCGGAACCTGAGCCTGAACCACAACCTGAACCCGAACCAGAACCAGAACCGGAGCCTGAACCGGAACCACAACCAGAACCTGAACCCGAACCGATAGTAGAGATAGAACTCCCCACACTCAATATAAGACCTGTTCCTGATTCTACTCTTCCCTCTCTTAAGAAAGAGGATGCAGACTTCCTCAGCAAACTCGCTTCGGGTGGTTTGTCTTTGGCTGGTATTGCATTACCCGCTCTCGCGTTGCCTGCGATCGGTGGCATACAAATACCGTGCGACGGTAACATGTTACCTACCCGCGCTGATATCGTTAACGCGTTCAATAAACTTGCGGAGATACCAAGTAAACTACAGGTCTATATTGATTCGTTACCGGATATCGGAGCACAGATAAAGGCCGAGAAGACGCGACTAGAAGCAATGGCGCGAGCGAAGGTAGAAGACTTAGACTCTGACGTACGAAACTTTGACATACAAGCAGAAATAGAATCTCAGATTGAAGGCGAGATCGCTGAGATAACAGAACAGTTACAAGGCATCATTGATCAGGTAGAAGAGATCATGGATTTGATCGCTGACATTCTATCCCCGTATTGGAAGAAGGGTCAGGTCCGCAACTGGCAGAAGGAAGCTGACGATGCATGGAATGAATTGATACAAGAATATCATATCTTTATTCCTGCTAAGATGTTAGAGATGATCTCAAAGGTCGTTCCTATTAACTTCAGTGTACCTGTTCTTGGTATATCAATTAACGTATTAAAGATACTTGAAGAAGAAGAACAGAATCGCATTGTCTCTCAAATCTCAGGTATGACTGGAGAATACACTGCAAAGGTAGATCAACTAAAATCGAACTTTGAAAGTGGTAAACTAGAACAAGACGCATATGATTCTGCGTTGAATCAACTAGAAGGAGAGAAGAGTGCGATCATTGATCAGTTCTTCTCCTTATTGCCGCCGGAGTACCAACAGTTTAACGGCGAGTTTGGAGTTGTCTGCAACGAATGGAAAGCTAAACTTACGTGGCAATATATCAAGAGCGAAATTGTCAAGTTCTGCACTAATGCTCTACACGCAGCCTTCGATAAAGTAATTGGCAAGTTCAGCGAGATATGGGATGAACTGGGTCTACCTTCGTTAATTGCTTTATTGAACTTTGACGTTGAGGCATTTATCAAGGCACAAATTGAGATTGCTAAACAGAAAGCGGAACAGTTCAAGACGGACGCTATCTCTGAAGCAGGAAAGGTGAAGTCTGACATAGAGAATATGGACCAACTCATTCAACAAGAGATTGACGACCTAGAAGCTGACGTAGACAACTTAAAGAAGGAGTTTGAACAGGAACTTAAAAACGCCGAGGATAGAATAAAGAACTTTGATTTGCAGGCAGAGGCATACAGTATGGTCATTGACCACCTTGAAGGTGTGTCATTATTCGGCATGTCTTTGCTTGATATTATAGGTGGCGAAATAGAAGAGACAGTAAAGACCGCCGAGAAAGACATTGATAATCTGATCAAGGCTGCGCGTGACTTTGCTGCGAACTGGGAGAAGGAACTGTTGAATATTTGGATCAAGAAGATCAAGAAATTCTTAGACGCAATTGGGTTAGGAAAGTTAATGGACTTACTCACTTTGACACTTTGCGATGTTTTACCGTTGATTGGCATACCAACTTCATTTGATGTTGAGTTACCCGTATAAATACAATGAAAAAGAGTTTAATATAATGCCAAGCGTATTTTCTACACAAGACGGAAACCTGCAGAATAAACCGATCACGGTAACTATTGACCGTGAGTATTCAGACATCGACTGCACGTTTTCGGCGTCACCTACAACTAAATCGCTGTATAAGAAGACAGACGCTGCGGCAGTTCGTCAAGCAGTTAAGAATCTGCTATTAACGAACCGTGGTTCGTTGCCGTTTAGGCCTTACTATGGAGGCAACATAGAATCCCTTTTATTTCAGTTGTCTACTGTATTAGATGAACGAGATGTTGAAGACGAAATTAGACTCACGATTAAAAACGAAGAACCACGCGCAGAAGTACGCGAAGTAACTGCGCTATTTAACGAAGATACTTACTCCCTCAATATAAGGCTGGTGTTCGCTGTTAAAAACACACCTAAAGTCGTCACTATGGATTTAACTGTTGCAAGGTCAAGATAATGACAATTAATACATCTGATTTAGATTTTAATGATATCAAGTCAAAACTAAAAACCTATTTAAGAAATAGTGGTGAGTTTGAAGACTTTGATTTCAACACTAGTGGTATATCCAATATTTTAGATGTGCTCGCTTATAATACACACATCAATGCATTGGTAGCAAATCTGTCCATCAACGAGTCATTTCTTAGTACATCTCAGATACGAACGTCTGTTGTTGGTCATGCGGAATCATTGGGGTATACTGTCAAGTCTCGTACTGCTGCTCGCGCTACTGTTGGCCTTGAAATAACAATAGAAAACCCTCCATCAACCTTTACTTTGAGTAGAGGGTCAGAGTTTTTTGCTAGCATAGATGATGTCGGATATAGATTCTTAGCAGTAGAAGATCACACAACCCAACTTGGGAATGATGGTAAGTTCACTTTTAATAATATACAGATAGCAGAAGGTAAATTCAAAACACGCACATTTGTCGCAAACCAAGTTCCGAATGTAAGTTATGTTATTATGGACGAAAATATTGATACGTCCACTATATCTGTTCATGTATACGAGAATGGGAATTCTACAAACTACGAAGTATATCAAGACTTAAATACTGTCTCTACAATCGATGACAATTCTAGAGTATACATGGTAGGTGAAACACCAAGCGGAAACTATGAAATATTTTTTAGCGACGGCAATATTTTAGGCAAAAGACCAAAGCAAGGAAATATCATCGAGGTGTCTTATATTTCAACAAAGCACGTAGAGGGCAATGGCGCAAAATCGTATTCATTAAATGGTTTCGAAGGTGTCTCTATAACTAGTTCAACAACTTCTGCCGGAGGTTCTGATCGTGAATCTTTGGATTCAATTAAATTGAATGCGCCTAGATCGTACACTACACAAAACCGACTAGTAACTGCAGACGACTACACCGCATTGATCATGGCGAAGTATTCTAATTATCTACGTGACGCGATTGCGTGGGGCGGTAATGATAATGTACCACCAGAATATGGCAAGGTCTTTGTTAGCCTAAATTTTCAAGAAGACGTTGATGATACTGTAACAAAGAGCGAAAAGTCCAGAATACAACAAGAATTGACATCAAACTTATCGATCATGTCTATCGACCTAGAGCTTGTTGACCCTGAATTGACGTATCTAGAAATTCAGACCGTATTCAATGTAGACGCATTGAAATCGAATAAATCGCAGACTCTAGAGACTGACGTACAGTCGTTGATCAATGCTTATATAGAGACAGAATTGTCTACGTTCAATTCCACTTTCCGTCGTTCGAATCTACTTGCACAGGTCGATAATCTATCGCCTGCAATTCTAAACTCACGCATGACTGTAAAGGTACAGCAACGAATTCCTGTAACCGAAATATTTACTGAGACGGGACTTACAGATAAGATAGAAAAAGACTTCCATGTAAACTTCCCTGTCTTCTTGGCAGAACCAGATAATGATGATCACACAATCACATCATCGGTATTCAAGTCTAATGGACAGAACGTCATAATCAAAAACAAACTAGGTTCAACCAAGTTACAACTGCTAGACATGGACAACATCGTTAAGATCGACAACATAGGATCGTATGAACCAGCGAGAGGAACAGTAACACTTAACGCATTGACCGTTGACGAAAATAGTTATGTCGATGATGTTATTAAAATAAGTGCGACCCCAGCGAATCAGAGTACAATCGTACCTTTACGAAACTATATTCTAACACTTGATTCAGGTTTGTCAACCACTCGATCTAATTTAGATACAGGCGCAATCAAGGTTGAGTTGTAATGAGAGTCAATCCTAAATTCCACCAGTCGAAAGTATCGCAGGTTCTTCCTCAGTTTTTCCAGAGTGAGTATCCGCGACTTATTGATTTTCTCGAAGCCTACTATGACTTCGCGGGAGAGGAGACTGCGTTCAAGGTAATTCAGGATCTGTTCGACATAAGAAATATTTCAACAACCGAACTAGAACATCTGGATCTGTTGTTACGCGAGATCAGCGACGGTCTTGATACTGATTCATTTGATCAAAACTCGAATGCCGACCCACGATTGATGGCTCGACTTTTATCTCGATTCTACAAAGCAAAGGGTACGCAACTATCTGCAGAACAGTTCTTTAAGGCGTTCTATGGTGTAGACGTTGAAGTCACGTACCCAAAAAGAAACATCTTTCGGTTGAACAGTGGCCCAAGCGGTTCCTTAATCGGACCTAGTTCACTTAAGTACATTCAAGACGACAGACGATATCAGATCTTTTCAGTTCTTTTAAAAACACCTTTATCGTTTTCTGATTACGAAGCAATGTACAAGAAGATGGTACACCCTGCAGGTTTCTATCTGTCGGGTGAGACGGAGACTCAGGGATTCGGAGACTTAGGCGCTATGGCAGGCGCTACGACCGACCCATTAGAAATCCCTAACTACCCTGTCGTCCTTGAAACATCTCAGTCGGGCAGTCTCGCGCCGACGTACTCTCTGCTTACTATGGAAGAGAACGATCCGGTAGATGCGCGTACACAATCGCAGAAAGACGATGGTACAGGTATCATTGTTAGTTCGCTTGAAACCCTTGATAAGTATGATACAATTACACTGCAACAAATATCAGATGACTTTACTACAGTCGCGAATTGGTCCGGAGTTAAACCACCGACATTAGATGATGATATATTAGACCTCTCACAAAACTACGAACAAC